CGTAACCTTTTATAATTCCTGCGTTTTCGTCAGCATCTAAAAGCTCTCCAATAGGTGCTTGTTTATATAATATAGTATTCATAGAAAAAATTTTTGTAAATATACAAATTTTAAATTTTAGCTATGTTAGTTGACCACCTAAGCCTAAGCCAATATTTTCAATTATACCATCAGCTTCAGCATTTTCTACTGGAAAAGGCGCAACACTACATCTACAATTTATGACGTTTTCTGAACTACCTGCTGGGTCACCTGGATAAAGTAATTGCTCACCACCCACTAAGAAAGGGTCAGATTGCATTACTATTTGTCCATCAGCCTGAGCGTGTGCATCTCTGGTTCTATCATCGAAACTAGCTATCCATTCTTTTTTTAATTGTGATGCAGGGAATATAGATTGTGCGCTTTGCATAGTAGCGTAGTTAGCTATGTTAGTGCCTTCAGTTCTAATTAATCTAATAGCTTGCATTAAAGAATATTGTCCAAATCTATTATTTAATATTCTGGCTTGTTGTGCAACCCCCATCATCATAAATTCAGGGTCAGACATCAATCTTTGTGTAAGTGTTATTAGTGTTTGTTTAGCTGTGTTAGAAACTAGTGTTACTCTTTGTGCTGCTATAACTGAACCAAAGTAAGCAAATCTTTCCATCCAGAATGACTCATATTGTTTTGGGTTTACACCCTTTGATATATACTTATCAAAATGTCTTGCATACCATTTAGCAAATTGCATTCCTATATCTTCATATAAATCTCTATATAGTTTAGACAATGTAGTTACGTTGAATAGAATATCAAAATTAGTTTGATTCATAGATAAAAAAGAATCTACCCCTTTTTTGTATTCTGTTTTATAGAATTTTTTTACTTTAGGAATATTACGTCTTTCTGCAATGCCCATTTGTTTTTCAAATGCACGTTGCCAATTATCTCTTTTGTTAAGCATATTATGATTCTAACTTGTCAAGAAATTTATTTACCCAAGTTCTCATTGATTCGCCACCCCAAAGATTATAAGCTACATAGCCTTTATCTTTATATGGTTCGCCTTTAAATTCATCTGATATTTTTGAGTTATCTTTATGTCTTGCTAAAAATGATTTAACTCTTTTTAAAGTTGACAAACTTAATGCAGTTCTACTAGCTAACTGTGAGGCACGTCTCCAACCTATATCAGTTCCACCTTGCACAACATCACGACCATATTTTTCTCTAAATTCTAACATACGCTTTGCGTTATTAGTAGCACTTTGTGGATAGTTGTCGTAAGTTTGTTTAGACTCTATTTCAGTTTTTTTTTCCTTTAAAAACTTAGATACATCTATATCTACAGATTCTCTTACATTTTCGTCAACAGGAATGTCTATATTTTCTGCATTAACTGGCAATAAGTTAGCTGGTATGTAATAATCATTTAATGCTTCATTTTCTTCATCTTCGCCATAATTCATTACAGCACGTTTTTCATTTGGTGTTATCCACCAAGCTTTAGATAGCTGATCAACTACTTTATCACTTTCTTCTTGTAGTTCAGGTATGCAAGTAAAATCAAAGTCAAATTTGTATTTGTCTCCGTACTGTGGACATAACCATCTATTTATCTCATCTCTAATTTTGACTAACTCAGGAATAACAGCATTTTGGTATAATGCTTTTTTAGCTTCCTTCATATTGTTATATGTATTGGAATCTGTATTATTTAACAATTGCACTGGCACGTTGTAAATATTACATAAATCTTTAACAGATGCGTTGTATTGTTCTATCAAAGAAACATCAGCTGCATTTAAACCAAAGTTAACCCAAGATAATTTTTTAGGTGTTATTAAAACCTCACCAGCATTGTTAGAACCAGTAAACTGATTTTTAAACTTATCTTTTAATTGTTGTGCTTGCACTTCATTTAAATCACCTTCTTCAGACATTAAAACACCACGAGCTGTTTGATTCTGTAAGTATTTAACACCTGTTTGGATTGCTTCATTATTAGTTGTCAATGCTCTTAAACCTGCACGTAATGGCGATTGACCATATAAATGTGAACCAGTACCATCATAGTAAGGATTAAAATCTTTTATGTGACATATATCAGATGCATCCATTTCATATGTGCCATTGTATTGTATTTTGTATTTAGAAACAGGATTCATTAAACCACCACTTACTATTTCCATAATTTGTGAAGGCATTACATATAACTCAGTATATTTATTAGCATTGTTACCTGTTTCTGGTGCTAAACCATAAATGTATCTGTTACCTGTTAATTTACCAAAAGCAATTAATTCTGTAATAAAACTATTATAAGATTGCGATGGGTTAGGTCTTTCTAACAACATATGTAGTTCAGTATCGTGCAATTCTACCATTGACTTATTTTTAAGCATCATTGCTTTTTGCATTACTGTAGAATCGATAGTACCACTTGTTAATGATTTGTATCTTTTATAATCATTTACGTTTTCTACTTCATATATCTGAAATGGTATTGTCGTTGCAGCCTTTGTTATAATATTAACTAATGAATAAACTGTTGCGTTTTTTCTGTAACCCTCATTGATATAAGAATCGTCATTTTCAGGATTCCAAATTATAGATTCACCAAGCCAATTATATATAGCTCTATTATAGCCTTCAGCAGTATTTTGTGAATTTTTATTAATTATGGATTTGAAGCGGTCAAAAAGTGAAGCCATATTTTTTTGCTTATAATAAATTTTTTGTAAAAATACAAAATTTAAAAGTATTTATACAATAAAGAAATTTTTTAGTAAATTGCGCTCTATTGCGTAAGATGTAACATCAATATGTTCATCGTGTTTTGCATTAGGAAATGTGCTAACTTGTTGCAAATAACCATCATTCCAATAGTCTTTAATCAAATAAACTCGACCACCTTCAATGAATGGTGATGAGGCTCTAGCTCTTTCTATTTTACTATATTTAACAAAATCAGTTTTTAATTCAGATACGTTATAGTTAGTTTCTCGCCTTAACAACTGTACTAATGATTTACCAGATGCTTTAGGCTCTACCAGTATTTGACTAATGTTAACACCACAATTTTTTATAAAACTACTTATAAAAGTTTTAAGCTCTGGCATTTCTAAATATTTATCTATACTTTTAAGTATGTATAAATTATCGCCACTCTTTCCACTAATTTGTATTCCTGTAGGATCGTTCTTTGTATCTTTTGTATAAGCACCATCAACAAACATTTCCCAGTTAATATCATTAGGCACTTCAGCTTTATTAATTATATTAAACCAATCTACCCTCCATTCACCACCTTCTAATGGCGCAGGTTCTTGTAAATACTGACCACTAAAAGTATATCTATCTGCTTGCCTTATTGCTTCTAATTCTTCAAAAGAATGTTTACTGTTCCATAATGGCACATTGTTTTCTTGTATTGCAGATAATTTTAAATGATACCACTCTTCACCACTATTACCATCTAATAAGTAACCGCTTAAATCCTCTTCGTGTAATCGTTGCATTATAACAATTATAGGCACATCTCTATCATTTACCCTAGACCTAATAGTTGTATTGTATCTGTTATTTATAAAAGACCTTCTTACATCTGACGTTGCATCATCTGGTTTTAGTGGGTCATCAATTATTATAGCACCACCACTACCTGCACCGAATCCTGTTATTGCACCACCACTAGCAGTAGCATAAACACCACCACCCTGTGTTGTGTACCACTTCTTTTGTGATTGACTATCTTTTTTTAGTGTAATGTCCCAAACACGTTGAAACGCATCTGATTGTATATATTCTCTAGTTTGTGAACTATTATCTAATGCTAATGCATCTGAGTATGATAAATGTATAAATTTAGCATATGGATTTTTAGACAACACCCAACATATGTACATTTTAACAGCTATTTCTGTTTTACCATAACGTGGAGGTATGTTTATAATCAAACGTTTTATATCGCCATCATAAACACTTTGTAAAGTATTAGCTAATGTTTTGTGAAATTCTGCTACTTCAAACTTGTTACCAGTATTTTCTTTAAATATATATCTAGTAAAAAAAAGTAATGAATCCTCACACTTTTCTTTTATAATTCCGTTAATATTCGTCATTCAAAATATCGTCAATTTTCTTTTGTCCTTCAGGCGATATTTTTGTTGTGTTAATGTCAGCTTCCATTTTAATGTTTTGACGTTCTATATATCCCCTTTTGCGACCTCTAGTTTTAAGTAAAAATATTGTAGCAGTTGTATTACCCTCTTCTATTTGTTGATGCAGGTTAGTTTCTGCAAAATCTAATATTAAATCTTCTAATGCTTCTACTTTGTCTTTATACTCTAGGTCTGTTTTTAACCATTCATAATGTGTAGACCTGTTAATACCAGCCATCTTAGCAGCTGTAGTAACTATTCCCATACATTTCTCCAGTGCTTTTATCATTGCTTTTTTAAGCGTTGGATTTTGTCTCTTTGCCATTGTTAATTATTTTGGTCATAAAGATACAAATATAATTCCCATATTTTAAAATCTAACTGTTTCTTGGTGTAAGTGTTTGGTGAAATAAAGGTTTTTCCATTATTAATTATTTCTACTTTTGTGCCTATTGTAGTAGGATATGCACTAACATAAATATTATTACTTATACACCATTGCATTGCTTTATAATGTTTTTTTGTCATTTAAAATAACTCTGTTTGTTTTATATTTTCTTTAGTTTTTATACCCATTACTGTATCTAATATTGTTTTACCAGCAACGTAATCTACTAGATTCCTAGCAATTTTATTAATTGGTTGTTTGCCTTTGTATTTATAAAAATTATAATCGTGAAAATCACACAATTTTTTAACTTCTTGTGTACCAGAAGAAATTCTAGCTTCTCTATGAGTCAATTTATTAGGTAAATTAAAATTACACCAATATAGATGTCTATGCCTTTTTTTTGCAGGTATTAAAGGTTCATAATAAGGTATTACATTTTCGACCACATACTTGCCATTATATAACTTATCTAAAAAAATAATTTCTTGATATAAACTCATATCAGGATATTTCATTTTTATTTTGTTTTTGTTTGATTGCACTAACCTACTATGTGTAGGACAAGGAGGTGAACTCCAAATAAAATCAAATTCTTTGTAGTGATCTAACAAATATTGATGCGCATCTGCAACTATTACTTTATCGTTAGGAAATCTTTCTTGATATAGACTAGCAAGTTCCTTATCCCATTCAACTGCTGTTATTTCGTGTTCATTGCCCCACTTGTATCTATTACCACCAAGACAAGCATATAAGTTTAGTATTTTCATATTTTTTATTTTAATTTAAAAAGGTATATTATCTTTAATTACTTCAAACTTTTTCTTAGCCAATTCTAAATGTTTATAAACACCACCTGCGTTAAAATCAGGTGCAATCTCAAATTCACCTAATTGACCATTTTCTTTACGCTTTACTTTCTCTACATACATTTTAACTAAATCACTTTTGTATTTAGATTTTTGACCAATACATCTATAAACAATTAGTCCGTTGTATGCTTTATTAAAAAAATCTGCACTACCAGATATGTCATATAAAGTTGGTTTTTTGTAAGTGCCTTCTATTGTTTCTATTTTTCTAGGATGTGCTACTAAAAATAAATGTGTTTTAGTTTGTTGACAAAACTGTGTTATTTCGCTTAATAATTTACCTACATAAGAGTGGTCACGTTGCGCTGAGTGATCTAACATATTGTAAGGGTCTATTACACAAACATTTATACCTTTTTGAAATACTAGCTCTTTAAATGCGTTTAAAATACCTTTCAATGTTAGGTTTTCTAAATCTATTTTTATCCAGTTGAAGTGTTCTTCTATAAAATCTTTTGTATTGTTTAATTCATCAGTATTACAATTTGTTTTATTAAGTTTATTTGCTATTCTCTTAATATGCCCTTCATATGGAAATGATTCTGGTGAAAACATTGCACATCTAAAACCATACTGTGTAGCTAAATTGCAACAGATTTGGTCTACAACATCACTTTTACCACTATTAGGTATGCCAGTTACAACTGTCCATTCGCCAAATGCTAATTTCCAATAGTCATCTGATTGACCCATACCTATAGAATAGTTTTTTATTCCCTTTTCACTATAGTTTAAAACGTTTTGCCATATGTCATTAATATTTAAAACACCTTCTAATGGAAAGTTTTTAGCGTTTTTAACAACACTTCTTAGTGCTTCAGTACCTTTAGCTATTAAAACATCATTAGCATCCTTAAATTCACCAAAATCAACATATTTACATTTATAAAAGCCAAATCTTCTAGCTAATTCATTTCTTAGCATAAGACCTGCTTCATCATTATCTGTGCAAATAATTATAGATTTTTTATTTTTAAAATACTTATAACAGTTGTCTAAGTATTCTAGTTTTTGATTTCCTTTACTTGCACCATTAGGTACACTACATACAGAATAAATGCCTGATTCGTGCATACTAAGTGCATCCATTTCACCTTCTACTATATAAACTGAATCAGTATTTTTTATATTATCAAGACCATAAAATATTAGTTCAGCTCCTGAAACCATTTTAAAGTTTTTTTCTGAATCTCTATATTTAACATTAACTAATTTGTTTTCTCTGTAGTAATTAAAATTTACTACTCTACGTTTTTTCTGTACTTGTGGCATATATTCTAAAGACTCGCCTACTTTCCAATGCACTAGAGTTGGCTCTGATATTTTTCTTGTAGCAAACCATTTTAAAACACGTTCAGTTACTTCTGCATTTTGTTTTACTGGTACTATGTACTCTGGTTTAGATTTAAATTTTACATTACCAGAATAGCCACAGTTATGACAATTGTATAAACCCTCATCTATATTTACTGATAGTGGAGTATCTTTTTTGTTTTTTCTATTATGTGAGCATTCAGGGCATTTGACTTTACATATGCCACTTGTTTTTTTCAGTATTATTCCTAATTCTGATAAATCATTATAATAAGACATTGTTTCATTGTTTAAAAAATTTGTAATTGTATTTCATTGCATCGTGATGTAAAAGTAAAATTATTTTTTTAATTTTTGTTACTTTTTTATCGGTTATTGTTTTTACAGGACATTCTATTGACTTAGTTAATGTTATATCTACATTGTCTAAATCATATAAAAAACATCCTTTGTTGTCAACTACAGCGTAATATTTTTTTTTGTAGTTTTTATTGTTTATTAAATTGTTGTATTTCTTTTCTTCTAACATTTTATTTAAGTAGTATTGATTTCTAAATTTCATTTCTACTATACAACTATCACCATTCTTATCAAAACCTTTTGCATCAAAAAAACTATATTCATCGCTATCCCACTCTAAATCCCAACCACTTTGATTTAAAAGAAAAACTAATTGTCTTTCCAATTCAAATATATCTTTAAATGTCATTTATGTTGTTTATGATTATATCTATATCTTTTTTATCAAGCATTGTTTTTAGCATTGTGTAATCTATATCACCATTAATTGTTTTAACACCTATAGCTGTATTACCATTTGTTTCATTGTATTTGTAAAATTTTATAGCACCTTGTATTTTTTTCTTAATAGTATTTATATCATCTTCTTTAGCTAACATAAAACGATCTATATACTTTATGCCATTCTTATCAATGTTTCTTAATTTTAAAATGCTTAAAAAATTATTTTTCCAAAATGCATCATTTCTTAAATCTCTACTTACTGCATACACATCACGCAAATCATATTTATCTAATCTTTCTATTTTATCTAAACAGTCTAACCATTTAGTTTTTTGTGATTTTGTTTTTGGCTTATTTTTTTCTGGAAATAATTGTACAAAATAATTAAATGCCTTTTTAGATGTTTCACTGTATTTGATTGGCATTTTATTTTTAGTACTTATATTACTTTTATTATTAGTATATATATTATTAATATTACTTTGTTCAGGATTAACCACGTGTGGTTTTTCCGTTTGTGGTTTTTCAGTCTGTGGTACATCATTAAGTATATAATTAGTGCCAACAAATTTACCTTTAATTCTTACTTTCTCACGTATTAAAAAGCCTTTATCTATAAGTTCTTTTATTCTACTATTAATGGCATCTCTACCGTCTTTAAAATGATTGCAAATAAATGTAATTGTTATTTCTTGTTTAATGTCGTGACTAAACAAATAAGCATATAATCCTGTAGCTCCTATACTTATATTTTTAAATCTAAATATGGCAGATGGAATTACAGTAAAGCGTTCAAAACGCTTAGGTTTTATTATTTTATTTATTTTCATTGTCTGTTACTTAATCCATTAAGACCTTTATCTTGTCGCAAAAAACTCTGATGTCATTAAAATATTTTTTAAAATCTTCAAACGGTATATCTTTATCTTCAAAGATTTCCCATAAGACCTCAACTAATAAATCAAATTCAACTCTAGTCATTGCGCCAACATATTGATAATCATAATGTAAATTGTCTGTAGATGTTTGTGTCCATCTAACTTTTTGATTGTTCGAGTCAAAATACACTTTATACATTTTTTAAATATTTATCTATTGTTTCTACAATTTCTTCATAATTATTTAGACATAACGCTAACCAATTATTATCTTCTAAATTTTTTAACCATTCTTTTTGTAACTTAGTAGGTTTGTTATAACCCACCTTCAATTCTAGTGCCAAGCCACAATATGTTTTATTAGGTTTAAATATTAATAAATCTGGCACACCTGCTTTAGCTCCTAAGTATTTGAATTTATATCTCTCAAAGACAGATCGTTTACCTTCATTTGGTACGTGTGTATATAACACTTTAGGATATTGATATTTTAAATAACTAATAATTCTATGCTGTAATTTATCCTCTTTTGTTAAATATTTGTTAAATGGATTTTCTCGCATAGTGGTTTTAATACAAATT